TCTTTCGGAGCAAACATTTTAGTACCAACGGCGATCGAGTCGCCCATAATTAAACATTCTAACATTATACTTGTATCCCTGTTACTTGTTTCAGATATTGTGTAGCAACCTGTGCACTCGTTTCAGTCGCACCGACGATAACAGTGTCAGAGATTACGACATTGTTATCAGGGGCTGACATCATCCATGGCATCATAGCAAAACCTTGAGGTCCCATACCAACTGTACGAGGCTTCAACAGTTCGGTGACACCACCTTCTTGCTTGACGCGAGAGATGATTTCTTCGCCAGACATGAGCTTAATTGTATATACTTTATTCTGTTCCATTATCTTCTACCTTATGTACGTATTTAAATTTTTGCTCTTCTGACCACTCTTTCAAATAGTCATTATCCTCGTCGAATAAGCGAAGATACTCTGCATCATCAATCACGCGAGTAGAAGTGATCGTTTCGTCAAGATATAATTGACTGAACTCTTCAGCCTCTTTGAAAGTCACAATATCTTTGGCATCATCTGCGCTCTCGCATTCCACGACATATCGCATGCGAAAGAAGTCGATTGTCTCTACAAGATACTTAGGCACCTTCTTTGAGTCCCATTTTTACCAACTCATCGGGAGTGGAGTACCACTTGAGGAGAAGTTCGAGCGCGTCGATGTGCTTTTGGATCTCGGCATCATCAGCTTCCTGATCGCCCCAGACAAAAACCCAGTCGCCATTACCGAGGTTGCCCTTCAGAGCTTCCCACGTATTACGCAGTTGTTCGACCACGACGTGGTCTATAGTTTCCCAATTGAGTTCTACAGTGATTCCAGTAGACATTTTACTTTTCCTTTTCAACAATAATTGAACAACATTTACCACCAAATCCAAATGAATTGACAAGAACCTTCTTGACATCTGTCTCGATGTTCTCCATCACAACATCCATATCAGTGTCCTTACAGCCAGCGGTATGAGGAATCACACCATTCTGAATAGACAGTACACTGTAAATCGTTTCAAGTACACCTGCCGCAGCGAAGGTATGACCGATCTTGCCTTTATTCGAGTAAATCGGTGCATCCGTAAACTCGCGAACCACGTTGTATTCTGAAATATCTCCGAGCGGCGTGCTCGTACCGTGCGAGTTGACTGAGTCAACACCTTCAAGATCCAGTTTTTCAAGGCATGCTCTTGCTCCTGTGCCAGAAGGAGAAGTAGGATCCAGCGCATCTGAAGCGTTAGCAACTCCAGTAATGCGAGCATAGACTTTCGAGCCCATCGCCTCGGCCTTTTCTCTCGACTGAAGGATGATACAACCTGCGCCTTCGCCCATAATAAAGCCATCGCGATTTTTATCGAAAGGCATCGACTTCGTACCGATAGCTCGCATTGCAGAGAAGAAGCCCAAGTCAAGATCATTTACTCCTGCATCAGAACCTCCTACAATTACATAGTCATATTCATCAAGAAAACGCATGGCATAATCGATGCTTACGAGACCGGTAGCACAAGCAGAATACACACACGTGTTGATACCAGTGTAACCATACTTAATAGAGATATTGCTACACAAATAATCGATAGTAACCTTTAGTCCTTGCTTTGGCTTTAAAGGCTTTCCTATTGCACGTGCACGGGCTTTCGATGTATTCCCGCCCGTTAATGTAGAGAAGATTACTCCTACGTTTGAGGAGTGCGGTAAACCTGACATATGAATAGCCTGTTCGACGGCATACATTCCATAATGGACTGTACGATTAGTAAAATTCTCGTCGATCTCGACCTCAGGATAAAAGCCATACTTGACTTTCAATCCATGTCCTTCTTGTACGTGAGGTTCAATAGGCTTATGGAAGTCTCGATCGTTAAGCATATTTTCCCAGCAATCGATGGGATTATCGCCTAAAGCATCGATCATTCCAAATCCGACGATACAAGCTTCCTTCATTCTACAACTTTCTTATAACGGTTGATGGTGCCATCGGCTTCTTCAACCATGATCTCGTCGAGGTTCTTGTTCTTGGCAAAGATACGCTGTTCGTGCTCGGCAACAATACGACCAGCTTCACGAAGCTTACGCAACACAGCATTCGCGACTCCGATATTGTTTCTTCCTGTATCGAGAGCGTCGCTTACGGCCTGCGCGCAATCGAAATATAAGTCACTGTCTATAGACCATGAGTGATCAGTCGCATTCGTAAAGTCACCTATACGTCGAAGATAATCTTGGCCGCCATCGACTGCGATCGCACCACATGTGCATTCTACAAAATCATGGCGATGCTTTGAGACAATAAAGTCTCCGCAACTTAAGCATGTCGCTGCGTTTTGAACAATCATTCTGCTATCACCTTTTCGTGCACTTGTGTAATGTGCTTACACTTATTATAGAAATTGAAACCAGGACAGTCACACACCCAACCTTGATCAAGCATCGTGACGTGATACTGTTTGCCTTTACAGTTTATATATGGCCATGTCAGACCAACCAAATGATGATCGTAAAAATTGATACCAGCCATTGCAAGCGGCGTGCGAAAGGCGGAATAAGTTGGCGTATGGTCAATCATAGGTTCACCTTACTACAAAAATTTAATTTTGTAAACCCCCTAAAGCGAGAAGAATCAAAATAATAAAAAGAAAACCATAGAGGGCAAATCGAAAAAAAATCTTGGCGACCTTAAACCCGACCCAAAGGAAGAAGCCTAAGATCGCCAAGAACGGCAACGATGAGAGGAGGAACACGATGCTCAACCGCGTCTCTTACCAGTTGCCGGATCGGCCGCTTCAGACTTGGAAAGGACAACAAGTCCGCCTTTGTTATAGGCTTGGCCGATGATATAATTGCCGCTGACGGCAAGCTTTTCTTTCTCGTAAGAGGAATTCTTTGCGTAGTGTACACCGATCTCGTTCTGAGATGGGTACTTTTTACGATGATCTGATACGTTGTAATCAGGCATCGGTGTGCCACGAAGCTTAGGCTTATAGTTGCCAGCACGGTACTGCTGATATTCTTCGAACGTCTTTGGCTTAACACCAATACGCTTGCAAAACTTACAGTCTTCGAGCCAAGCCAAACCAATTTTGGTATACTTGGACGTCGTCATTTTAGACTTACGCTTGCCATGATGAGTGGTAGTGTAAGCAGGACCAAGAAGATGCATTGTCATAATATAATTTCCTCCTGATTCTGGTATACACTACCACCGATTAATTGTACATGCTTACTTTACGTTGACGATACCCTTAAAGTCGTAAGGAACGATAATGGTAGAAACCTTACCTTCCTTCACGGCTTCGGCGATCGTCACGAGAGCAGTTGCTTCCATGTACTTTGTTGCACCAGCATTGGCGTTCAGAGCGGCAATACGTTCTGCTTCCAACTTTGCGGTGCGAACCTCTACCTGCTTCTGCTTCTCGGCGTTCTGTGCCTGAACCAACTGGTTGGCTGAGGCTACGATGTTCGCAGCAGGCTTTACCTGACGAACAAGAACCTGAGAGATTGAAATTGCACCGTCAAGCTTCTCAGAAGCAAGCTGCGTAACGATTTCCTGGCGAACAAGCTGTTCGATCTCTGCACGGTTATCAGCCATTTTCAAGGACTCGTACTTGCGTGCAACCTTATAGGCAGCATTACGACCGAGCTGACGAATGTAGTTGTACATTAGAAGGGTGTCACCTTCTTCGGTATCAGCGTGGAAGCCACGGTTCTTTTCGATGTAGAGTTCTGCAACAGAACCAGGATTGATCGAGTAGATGACAGCCATATCGAAGTCGGCAACTGTCGAGTTATCAGAAGCGAGTGGAGTCAAGTCAGAGACATCAACCTGAACATCCTTTGTAGGGAATGTCATGACATCACCGAACATTGTCTGATTGATAGAACCAGGCATCAACTCAGTTGTTTCAATGGTCTTGTCGAACGAGCGACGAACACCAACTTCACCAGTTTCAATACGAGTACATGCAGCAGTCGTGGCCATCAGACCAGCGAGAACGGCAATCTTTGCAATACGATTCATAATTTACTTTTCCTTTAGAACAAAATAACAATAGACGCAACAAATAACATTACTAGAACGGTGACTCCAAAAGAATAACCGGCCACGGCCAACATTTTTATCTTTTCTTTTCCGGTCAGCCGACGGAAAATATCAATGCTTGTAAAAAAGATGACAAACAATGACAAGAAAGCAATAATCATTTTACTCATTAATTAGGTCCACTTCCATTTCCCCATGCTTTTACAGGACCTTTATATCCTGTATCTTTCCAACGTTGTTGGATTCTTTCTTCTACCTCATCGAAGTGAAGAGGAGTGAAGTCGGTTTGCTCTACGCATACGCAGAGATATCGAGGATCTGGGAAGTCAGCATATATGATTTCGTTTCTATCAGCATTAACTCCCCATGGCATTTTGATCTCATTTGCATGTAGATGACCGTGTACGTTGACACGGAACCTTTCAGACACGCAGTCAGGATGTAGCGGGATATGGCTCAGAATGAACTTATCGACAAACACACGAACACCGTGAATCTGCTCAAAGCCAACTTCACGATAGTCTTCGTCCTTGAAGATGTCGTGGTTACCGCGCACAAGGATCTTACGGCCATTCATACGCTTTACCAATTCAAGATACTTCTTGTTGATTACCACGTCGCCAAGAAAGTAGACAGTGTCTTGCTCTTTCACTTTAGCATTGTGCCGCTCGATCATGGTCTCGTTCATCTCTTCAGTCGAAGTGAACGGCCGCAGCGGACTGCCGTCAGATAGCGTGAACTTTTCCCACGAGTTCGTATGACCAAGATGATGGTCAGAGATAACGAATCTGTTTACAAACTTAGTCATCATCCATTCTTTCGAGGTATATTCGAGTTGCTTCTACGCTGAGAGACAATACAGCGGTTGCATTGATACGACAAGCGATATTCACGACAATCCATTTGGCAATGTATGCAGTGATACGATCTTTGCGAGATAACGTGTTATTCACATTTCCACCATACGTTCGTATGCAGCGCGATCGGCTTGCTCATCGAGCCAAGCTTCGTAACCTTCCCAGAATTCTTGTTCTTCAGCAGACATCATCATATCCTTCTTCATTATAGATCCACCTTACCAAAAATTGTATTAATTGTACATGTTTATTTTTAGTTGTAATTATCAATCACAGGAGATAGGCGAGACATAAGTCTAACGA